GTGCCGACTCCGGGGAAAACCCATAAAAACTCAAACGAAACAAAGTAACGAGCATGGCAGGCTATGAATCAACCCCGACGGTCAAGGATGTCCACAGTCCAGCCGGTCAACCGTTCCACGCTCCGCGATCATTTGCCGACATGCCAGATTGTCCGTTCTGCCAATACGGAACGCCGGTGGAGTTCAGAGACTACTGGGTTTGCATTGACTGCGGGGCCAAGATGACCAAAGATCAGATCATCCAAAAACCATGAGCGCAAAAAAAGCACCATCAAAAAAAGCACCAGTAAAGAAAACTGGAAAAGATGCCGAGACGGTGACGACATCTCGGCTGGCTGAAATCTTTGAAATCAATCGCAAGACGATTGCTCAGTGGCGCAAAGAAGGAAAGAACGTGCCGGACAAAGTTGGCGGCAAAGAGCCGCTGGCGGAATGGCGGCGATGGTTCGAAGCAAACCCCGATGCTGGGCATTTCGATGGAAAGCCGAGCAAGAGCCGAGAGGAGTTGCTGGCCGTCAAGGTCGCCGTCGAGATCGACTTGCTGGAGATCAAGCGTGACAGGGAACGCGGCAAACTAATCCCTCGTCACGAAGTCGAGGAACTGCTAGTTCGGATCGCCATGGCCATGCAATCCTATCTGCGCCGCTATGAGCGTGAGATTCCAGCATTGTGCCTAGGACTTACCCTCTCACAATCGACCCCGCTTGTAAAAGCTCGCACTCGTGAGCTGCAAGACGTTTTGTCAAACACCTCAACGGATTTCTGGAACGAACACCCTGAAAACGAATAAGCATGATTGAGATTTTTGCCCGTGCCATGAAAGCACCATCTGACCTTCACCCGGCAGACTGGTGCGCAGAGCATGTCTATGTTGAGAACTCAGAACGCTCGGACAAATTCGACCCGTCGCAAACTCGCTGGTGGCGGAAACCAATGGGGCATTATGGCGACTATGAGACGCGGCAAATGGTTTGCTTGATGCCGACCGGCACGGGTAAAAGCACATTCTTTGAGGCGATCAACTGCTGGATCGTGTCGGAATCGCCTGGCTCGGTTCTTTACGCATCCATTACAGATCCGAACGCCGAGCTATGGGGCGAAACGCGATTTCTAAAAGCTGCTAAGAAGTGCAAGCCGCTGGATCATTTATGGCCGCGCAACGCCCGCAACTCGGTGCGTCGAGATGCGATTATCTGGCCGCACATGTTTATGGTTCTAGGTGGAGCAAACCGCAGCAACTTCCAAGAGGTATCCATCACGCATGGCCATGGCGATGAGGCATGGGAATGGAAGCACGGCATGGTCCGGGAGTGGAATGCTCGAAGCCACAACCGCGAAAACCGAAAATTCGTTCTCGTCTCCCAAGGTGGCGAAATTGCCAACGAAGATGGGCATGGAATTACAAGCGAGCTGCACGCCGAGCATGACAAATGCCGCAAGTGGGAATTTGCATGGCAATGTCCAGAATGCAATCACGCCCAGCCATTTGCCTTTGAATCGCTGAAATATCCAGAAACTGGAACGAATCAGGAACGGGCCGATGCGGTCGTGATGGTCTGCGCTGGGTGCCAGCATGAGTTTTCTGATGACATCGCCACGCGCAGGCGGCTGCATGATTCGTATCAGCAAGATGATGGCTACCTTTTAGTCAGCGACACAGTCCAACGCGGCTACGAAGGATTCCACACCGACAGAACGGCTGTATGGTGGCAACCGTGGGGCGATGACGTTTTGCGGAAGTTGTCTGCCGACCAGCAAGCAAAAGCCGGAGATTACACTGCGCTCAAACAGTGGACGCAAAAAGACCGTGCGCAAGGCTGGGCTGACAATCTTCAAGCATCCGAGATCATTCTAAAGCCAAGCGGATACACCCGGGCGGATTACACCGAAGGGCAGAAGATCGACGGCGAGGTTTTGCGGTTCTGCACGATCGACGCAGGCGGCGATCATTTTTGGCTTCGTATCCGGGCATGGTGCCAGGGCGGAGAATCAAAGGGATTGTTTTTTGGCTACATCAACAGCGATGCGGAATGCGAAGAGATCCGCGCTCGATACAACGTCGAGCCGAAGCACACTTTCCTTGATGTGGGATTTGATCAAGAGCGCATGGCTGGCATCATTGTCAAATATGGATGGCAGGGAATGAAAGGAGACGGAAACCGAAAGAGCGGCTGGGACTGGCCAGTGAAGGGCGACGATACGAAAAAAGAAGTTCGGCTTTACTCGAAACGCTGGGTGGCACTTTCCAAGGAAAAAAAACCAGCGACCTGCTGGCACATCGCCACCGAGCCGATGCAATATATCCTGCAAAGGCTCATGTCTGGCGAGGGCGCAGCGTGGATGGTTGAGGATGATGCACCGCCCAGCTATGCAAAGCAGCTAAACGGAGAACGGCTGGATACAGCAAAGGATGCAAAAGGACGGGAGATTAAGAAATGGGTCAGGCACGGAGCCAACCACGGTCGTGACACCGAGGTTTATCAAGTCGCTGCGGCACTTATGTTCAGAATCTTTACCCCACCTAAATCTGATGAATAAAAAACGCGGAACATACCGAAGCCGGAAGCTGGAAACCAAAAAACGCAACGATGAGCGAAGGCGAGAAAGTAGCATCTATTTTGAGGATGAGACGAAAAAATGGGTGAGCTTAAAAGGTCGAGAATATAAACACGTCATTCCTAATCGCCGTCTTTACATAAAGACTGAGGACATCGATCCGGAAACCGAGGCAGAGCTGGCAATTGCTATTGAGGGGAAATCTGACAAATTTGACAGATACGCAGCGGCAAGGATGCTTGTCGCGCAGGCAATGGCTAAAGGACTGATTAAAGAAGGTGACATCTAAGCCGTTTGACTTTCGCCAAAAAGCGGAAAATCCTTTTTTATGTCACCCTTTCGTCAAGCTCAAGGCATTTTCCGCGCTATTCGTGGAAATTCAACGCTGATTGAAGCGCAAAAAGCCGCATATCAGGCTGCCGCAGTTGCATTGACATCAACGACAGGCGGCATCCAAGTGGAAAGTGCAACGGTCAACGGACAATCCTTTTCAGGCAAAGCAACCTCTACTCCAGCCGAGCGTTTTGAGGTGCTTCAAATCCTTATGGGCATGATTGACCGCGATTCTGCCGGAAACCGAACCACCCGCGCCCGATTCTTATGATACTTGACCAATTCGGAAATGCTGCAACGTCCTACGCAAGCCGCAGGCCATCACGCCACGCCAATTTAGGCGGAGGTGACAGGCCAAGCGAATCGCGAAACCTTCGTGACCTCCACAAAATCGTCACAAAATACGACAGGCAAACGCTACAATCAGCAAGTCGAACGCTGTATTTAAACTCTCCTCTTATGGTCGGAGCATCCAACCAGATCGGTATTTACGCCGTCGGCAACGCATGGCTCCCGACCTACAAAGGCAAAGACAAAGAATTCGGTGACATTGCAAAAGAGTGGCTGAAGGACGAATGGTATCCGATTTGTAACATCATTGGAGACATCGCTGACTTTACATCAGACATGTTTATTGATTCGGTGTCCATGGATCGTGATGGAGAAGTTTTCGAGTATTTCACATCATCGCCCAGCGGCTATCCACAGATTCAACAAATTCCATCGCACCGCATAGACAGCGGCGGACTAGCTGACGGGATCCAAAAAACTGGACCTTACAATGGATTTGATTTGTATGACGGCATCGTTTATTTCCCAAACACATCAATCCCAGTTGCTTACTCATTGTGCGACGTTGACGGCAAGCACAAGCAGTTCATTGACAAAAAATTTATCCTCCATGTCTTTGATCGCTATTGGCCAGAGCAACGCCGAGGACTTCCGCTTTTCTGGCACTCGCTAAACAACCTTCGAGACATCATGCAGAGCGAAGAGTGGGAACGCATGAACTTGCTTTCCATGTCATCGCTTAACTATACGGTTGAAAATGAATCGGGTGGTCCAGACATGGAAGAGCCGGGTTATGAACCGGCAACCAACTGCGGCGAGCTTGCCATTGAATTTTTACAAGGCGGGCGCATCATGTATGCAAAAGCCGGATCTGGTGAGAAGATCACGCAGCATCAAAACTTCCGACCAGGCAACCCTTGGCATGAGTTCTATGACATGCAGGCGCGTCAATGTCTGGTCGGCGCTTGCTTACCGGCAACCCTCTGGAAACCATCCGGCCAAGGCACAGCGCAGCGCGAGGACATCGGCAAGGCATGTCGTTTTGTCGAGGATCGCCAATCAACCCTTGAGAAGATCGGCAAGTGGAGAGTCACAAAAGCGATTGCTTGGGCGATGGAAAATGGCCGCGTGCCAATGTCCGATCAATGGTGGAACTGGGGATTTACCAAGCCACCGAAACTCACGATTGACGATGGCCGCAGCCTCAAGGAGAAGATGGCACTCTACAAAGACGGACTGGTCAACGCCACGTCCATCATGGGCGAGCTTTCCACCGACTTTGACGAATCCATTGACGAGCGCACCGAGGAAGCTGCCAAGCTCCTCGTCAAGATCGCCGAGAAAAACGCAAAATACGGCGTTGAGATCGACCCGCGCAGCGTGCGACTTGTCACATCAAACGAACAACCAATTCAACAACCATTAGAACCATGATCACCATTGAAAACAAAGGCGGAAAAGTAAAGCTTAACGAAGCGGTTACTGGAGACAGCATTAAACGCATGATTGACGAGATCGGGCGACTGTTCGGCGCAAAAGCATCGGCATCTGGCGCAGACTTCGGAGAGATCATGAACGCAGCGGAAAACGCCGTTGACGTTCTGGAAATTGAAATCAATTCCCCGGGTGGCAGCGTTTTTGACGGATACACAATCTATCAAGAAATCAAATCCCTTCGTGATCGCGGTGTGACGGTCAACGCTACTGTTACTGGCATGGCTGCATCAATGGCATCCGTCATTTGCATGGCCTGCGACAAAATCTCTATGGTCAAACATGGTCGGATGATGATCCATGACGCATCCAGCGGAGCAGTTGGAAACGCAGAATCACTTCGCAAGACCGCTGATCTTTTGGAAGCAATCAGTGAGGACATCGCCGTAATTTACAGTGACCGCAACGGCATGGACAAAGAAGAGGTTCGAGAAATGATGATGCGTGAGACATGGATGAATGCACGCGAGGCACTGGCTAACGGCTTCGTTGACGAGGTGCTAGGTGAGCAAGTTGACATTCGCCAAGCATCGGCGGAATCTTCGGATATGAGCTTTCTTAATCGCCTCACAAATCCATCTTCCGAAGAGTCCATCGAGCGCATCGCCGTGCTTGAAGCAGACATCACCGCGCAAGCCGCAGATTTTCAATCAAAACTTGAAGCTGCTGAACTGGCACTTCAAGAAGCTGCCGAAATTACCGCCCAGAACATTGAGCTTCGCATACAAGCCGAGCTAGTTCCAGTTTTGCAATCCAAGATTGCCGAGCTTGAAGCAGCAAATGCCATCAACTCTGAAAAGATTGACATTGCCGCAGCGCAAAAGCTGGCAGCGATGGGACACGGCGAGCCGCTTAATCTAGGCTCAGATTCACCAATCGAAGAAACTAAAAATCATCTTGAAATCCTTCAATCACTTACAGGCAAAGAGCGCAGCGAATACTACGCCGCACACTCTGCTGAAATCCGTTCACAAATCTCTAAATAACTAAATCAAATGGCTACCATTTCATTCAACGATACCATCTTTGCACAAGAGGCTCTCAAAGCCTTTACCGCAAAGCTCGCCCCACTTCGTGCATTCTCCCGTTCTCTTGACGATTCCGCAAGAGGCAAAGGTGATGCCATCGTGGTTCCTTTCATCTCCGCGATGACTGCAACGACTTTCAATAGCTCAACTGCCAATTATCAAACTGGTGGCGGCGCAGTTACGCACAACACGGTCAACCTAAACCAGCACAACATCGTCAGCTTCGACATTACCGACCTCCAGAACGCAAACAGCTCTGGCGCACGTTTTGACGAACTTGCAATGCAAGCCGGTCGCGCACTTGGTCAGAAAGTTTTGGAAAACATCTGGAAGCTGATCACCACCACCAACTTCGGAGCCGCTTCTGTAACCACTTCTGAGTCCAACTACGGTTTGTCTCAACTGATCGCACTCCGCGCAGTTCTTGCTGGTCGCAATGTCGATGTGGATCCTGGCGTTTGCTCTTTCATCCACAACACGGTTGTCGGTGCATCGCTCCTTGGCAACACCAACGTGCTTCAAGCCTACGCAATCGGCGACAACCAAGCCGCGCGTCAAGGTCAACTCGGTCAACTCGTCGGCTTCCCAACTTACGAAACCAACATCCTTCCAACTGCCGCAACTTCGCTTGTTTGCTTCGCAGCTCATCCAGATGCAATCAGCATTGCAATGCGTTATCTTGAGCCGCAAGCCGGCTCCGAGTATCTCGCAGTCGAGCGTGCTGCCGATCCATCCGGCATCGTAATGGGCTATCGCCGCAGCTTCGACACAGCAACCGGTCAAATGTTCGGTGCCTTCGAGTGCCTCTACGGAACTGCAACTGGTCTCACCCTCGGCCTCGCATTCGGCACGAAACCATAATTCTCTGGTGTAGTTTGTAGTGTAATAAACACCGGCCCGTAAAAAGGTCGGTGTTTTTTTATTGTTAAAAATCCAAGATTTAGCATATTTCATTCACACATATGAAAAAAGCTAAACTCTCGCTTTCGGTGATCACTGGAAATTGCGAAAACTACATCGAAAGATTTCTTGATAATTTTCAACACCATTTTGATGAAGTTGTCATTGTCCGGGCAATCGGAAATCAGGATCCAGACGGCACCTTAGACATCGCCCAAAAACGAGGCTGCATTACGGATGAGTATTTCAACAAAATAGAATTTCGGACAAAAGAAGATCAGCCGCCACCAAGTTTATGGAAACACGTCGATGACTTCGGTGCAGCTCGCAACGTATCGGCAAAACTAGCAACCGGCGATTGGATCATGTGGGCCGACACTGATGACATCATGACAGATGATTCAGGTGAGCAGATCAGGCAGTTGATTGCAGACATTGACAATCAAGACGTGCATGGCGTTTTGATGCGCTACGTCGTGCCAGAGGATAACATCATAAACTGGCGTGAAAGGTTATGGCGCAAAGGATCAGCCATGTGGGAACATCCCGTTCATGAATGTTTGAAATTCAACGAAGGCACGAACCACATCAGGTTTGATGGGGCCGAGATCATTCACGCCAGCGAGAAACGCAGCGCATCAAGAGATGAGCGCAATCTGAGAATCCTTGAGTCCATACCTCAATCGGAAAAAACGGTGTCACAAAAATTCCACACATTCCAAAGTCTGATTGCATTGGATCGAAATGATGAGGCGATTGACTCCGCGCTTGAGTTCGTGCAATCCGAAGGAGTCGGCAGAAATGAGCTTTATGAGGCATACTTCCAACTGGCCCGACTTGCAGAAGATGAGGACAGCAAAAAACAAATGCTTCTGGCAGCACTTGCAACAGATCCAAGCCGCCGCGAGGCATACGGAGAACTCGGATTGGCTGCGACTATTTCCGATGCACAGTCAGCACTTGGCTGGACTGAGGCAATGATTGGGCTGGAAATGCCACCAGAGCCACCTTGGAACCTGCGCCGACCTTATTACGGCTCGCTCGGTGTGGGGCTGCGTGGCATGGCTCTACGCGCAAACAACCGCCGAGAAGAAGCCGACGCAATCGAAACGAATCATTTCCTGCGGAACGGTGCCAAAATATCACTTCTTCACGCGACCAGAGGACGACCAGCGCAAGCCTGGCGTGCAAGGATGGAATGGCTGAGATCCGCAAGCAATCCAGATTCGATTGAACACATTTTCGCCATCGATATTGATGATATTGATTCATACCCGCTCGCAAATGCTAGGTGCGTCATTAACACCCACAATTCTGGATGTGTCGGAGCGTGGAACGCAGCGGCAAAGTCTTGCTCGGGTCAGATCCTGATTCAACTCAGCGACGATTGGAAACCGTTTCAAGGATGGGATGAAGTCGTCCTGCGGGCCATTGGCGACACATCAGAACCAAAAGTCTTGGCAATTTCTGACGGATTCCGAAAAGACGATTTGCTTTGCATGGCAATTATTACCCGGGCGCGATACATGGAGCAGGGTTATTTCTTCCACCCAGAGTTTTTCTCGATGTTCTCTGACAATTGGTTTTCATACAAGGCCGCGCAGGACGGAGTGATCATTGACG